CTATTTCGGTCGGCTGCAACTATTGGATACAAGATTGTTGTGAACTACTACAATGCAAATACCTGTGTCAGCAGTGAAAGCTGATGTGAAGCACCGTTATCGGTTATCTGAAAAAAGCATCGCACCGAATCCGGTCTCGCGCCAGTTGAAACTCGCAGGTGTGCCTCAAGGTACGATCCAAATCGGTGCTGCTTTCTCTGGAAAAAAACCGGGTGCGGTCGCAGGTGTGCCCTCCCCGCCAGGTGCGCACCGATTCTGGTGCTCCAAGCCACAAAGATACAGACAGTCGATAACAAAGCAAGAAAAGGCAGGATGTTGAGTAGGTCTTTCTTTATTTTATAGCCAAAAATTCATTACTCATAGGGTGGGAGCAGGGTACATTAATAATTATTGATTGTTGACGTTCTTGCGCCTACGTTTGGAATTTTTAGGTGGGGCAGTATTTGCTTTGCGCTTCCGAGGGGCTGTAAGTCTAGGTCTACCTTGAGTGAATAAAAATTTCCTACCTAATGGTGCATAATCTAAATCCTGTGTCAGCTTTTCTGAAAAATCTAAATTCCAAAATGCTCGTCCTTCATATGGGTCCTTAGGCTCAGTTTTCTTATCTTTGTCAGGGCATCTGGTGGCTATGGAGTCTTTGTATCGATAGGTTTCCAATATGGAATCATTATTGGTAGTGTTGACACCTAAACTCCAGTTGTCTAGAATTGTGGGATCCATTTGATGCAAATGAGCCACAGTGTCAGGGGTCAAATCCACTATGCATGCTTGTAAGACCACCTGAAGTTCAAACTCTTCAGTGTGTCTTAAAAATTCATAGTAATGGCTAGGTGCATACGTGACCCCGTCTCCATCATCGTCTATACCAGGTTCTTTCTTAACTGAAATGCTTAGGTTGGTGCCACGTGTGGTGTCCCCTATTGTGACAAACATCACATTATTCCACAGCAAACCATTATTATGGCCTTGAGCCTTCCTAATATAATAAGGCTTATTGAAAATAGTATTATTGCTGCTGACTAGTGAACCACTCGGGCTACCAGAATAATTGTAGGTGCCGTCTACCTCGCCAGGTATTTTCATTTCTGGGGGTATTTCCTCCTGCACTACACCATCATGTGAAAAAAAATGTCTGTAATACATTTGCTCTGTTTTTACACAAAAAAACATTCTGTCACCATAAATGTCTTGGGACATTCTGAGAAAATCAGGATATTTGCAGGTTTGTTGGCATATGTCTAGGGGTGCATTGGATAGGTTGGCCTGCAAAGTTCTGAAATCCATGGCTCCTAAACCTGTGTCCATCATGTCTCCATCCTCTATTTCTGTAAACTTTAGTTCTATAGCTGGACATTTGTCATCCTCCGCCTCTTGATCTGCACATTTTAGTGCATGGCCCCAATGTTCCCCGTAACACGGCTTGCAGCCCACCACTATCATTTGCATTTGCTTAGGATCCCAAGCCATATTTACCCTGTTATCCTTTTTACCCGCTTGATTTGCAGGTTTACCAGGGTTTTCTACATCTTCAAGTTTATTGATATATGGGGAGCCACTGATACCTATGCCCATAGGCTGACCTCTGTCAATTTCAATCGCTACTAAGCCCCAAACTAGGCGTTGATTTTCAGGATTATAAAAATTGGGGTCAGAAAATACAAATTTGTTAGGGTCAGGTAATGTCACTTTAAATGCTCTATATTGCAGGCTTGAAACTTTGGGAACCTTAATTTTTCCACTGGGGTACTTGATTGTCCAATATGGATGGCCCACGGTAAGTAGACGGTTGCTGGTGGCATAGTAATACTGGTCAGTTCTCTTGACATATTCCTCTGTGTTCAGGATACGAGTAACAGCTGTTTGAGGTATGTAGAACTTGTCGCCACTAGGGACCCACAGTGCCATCTGAAAAAATTAATAATACCTCCGTTTTTTTCTTTTCCTCAGCTGAAGCAAGCTAGGGTCCAATGTAAAACTAGGCCCAGCTGATTGGTCATAAGAATAGTCTGTGCCTCCTGGAATTATTGGAACAAAAGGACTTGTGTCATGAGGATGATCAGGGTAAATAGGTGGTGTTGGATACAAACCATCATCTGGAGTGCTGCTGCTGCTGCTGCCATAGTCCACGTCCACACTTGCTACAGGTGTATACAACCGAGGCCCTTCCATAGGAGCTATAACTTGGGGCCGCCTCCGACCGCCTCCCCCAAACACCAGATGCAAATCCTCCCCAATTTCTTCTATAAAGTCCAATAATTCTGACTCTGAATATGTGCTTCCAAGTGAGTTAGATAGTGATATTATATCAAAGTCAGAGACAGAATGTCCCACCATAACATCACCTTGTGATGTCTCCCCTATTATGTGCATTTCAATAGATTCCCCAGCTGAAATGCTGCTAACATCAGTGTAATAATGAACCTGTGGACCATAAATTAGGCCACTACGTGTGGCCATTGTGGCTTTTTTTCCAAGTCTGCTGATTCGTAGGCGGTCCTGATACCTGCTACTGAATGGTTCAGACAGCTGTATGACATCCTGAAAGTCTGTATCGGGGGCAGCAACAGGTCTGGCTGGACTACCAAAAGTTATAGCCTCATCTGGGTCAAATGCAGGATTAGCAAACTGTACTAACGTGTCAGGGTGTGACAGAAACGCCTTGTTGCTCACTTTGACTTGTGCATATCTAGGATTGTACAAGCTGACCTTTGACCACGGAGGCTTTCTAAGTTCAGGCCTTTCATTGGGTGTACTAGTGCTAAACCCATATTCATCTACAATAGTCTCATCAAATGTGGCATCTGCAGATGGCCTGGTAAAACTCTGCAGTTCTATGGTCTCAGGGACATACAGTGTAGGGGCATCCCCATTGTCATGTAGCAGATTAAGATCTTCCCCAATTAAAGTCCCTGTTGTTGACTGAACTTCGACTGAGACAGATGGAAAAGTGTCCCCCCTGGTGACAGGCTCTTCAAATGTTGGGTTATTATGTGTGGATTCACTGACAACTATCTGTGGGTTCTCTGAAGCACCGTTCACTTCAACTGACGGTGGCTCTGTGGGACCTGGCTGGACATTGCCAATTTCAGAAGACCCTGTGTCTATTATGGATGGGTCAGTGTCCACATCAAGCAGAGGAACAATGCTCGACTCCCCAGCATCCCCTACACTACCATTGACTATGTCAGGCCCTATAGTGTCAACAGTAGGAACTGTAGGTCGCACAGGTTGCCTTGGGCCCCCTGTCCCCCGGCAAACGCCGGCAATCCCTGTGCCTATGCCTAGTCCCCCAAAGTACACTAGCCCAGAAAACCACTGCAGTAGACGGTCTGCCCAAGTATTACTTTCAACTTTATTTTTCACATCTTCTGGGCAATTCCCAGCTCTTATGCAGGAATTATAGATATCTTGCACTGAAGCTCTTTTGCGTCTGCTCATTGTTAGCGTAGCGTCCCTAAGCTCCTATGTGTTAGTGCAATAGCTAGATAAGTAGATATATAGCAGCAGCAGCAGCAAGCAGGGAATAATCAAAGTGATGATAATCGACCCCAACCCAGTGTAACTCCAGGAGGCATAGGAACAGTGTCTAAAAATTGATTACGTTGCGTAGTGCTTTCAAAAGCAAGCAGCAAGCGTGAACTGGCACCCAAGCCCACAGCCCCTACCCAGCCCCAAGTTTTACTTATAGCAAGAAATAAATGAGCATATTGCCGAAGCCACCTATACCTTGCACACTTAAGCTGATTAGCACCCCCGCGAAACAGTAGAACAGGTGTATCACAGTTGTGTTCTATAGGCCGGACAGCTCTGCGTGGTCTGCGTGGCTCTCCAGCACCTTCCCCGTGTCCACGAGCGTCTACTGGCCTCTCGGGGGAGTGCGGCGGGGTCCCTCGTTGGGGTAATTGTCTGATGTCCTCTTCTTCTTCAGAGGTGTCTCCTCCTTGCTGGGCGGCAGCTGGGGCTTCTCTGGGTCGTGGTTGTGGTTGCCCTTCTCCGGATGGTCGCTGTCTGTGTCTGAGTCGTCTTTCACAGGGCCTCTTCGATGTTTGGGACTGTTGTCTGTTTTCTTGTCCGGATCCCCCTTCTTCTCTGGATCGGTGTCTTTTTCTGCCTTGTAGTCCTCCTCGTCCTCGTCTGGCTCCTCTTCTATTATGATCTCCACAGGCTCGCTGGACGGTATGTCTGTCGACGGTGGCTCCGTCGACGGTGTCCTGGGACCAGTTTCTGATGTCTCGGTTGTTATTGGTGTCTCTGTCGGCTGCTGCTCTCCAGGTGGAAGTCTTATTGTCCAGTGGCAGCGAATGTTGTTCGGATAATGGTCCACCTGTAGAGTCAGGCTCACCTCCACACCAGGAGTCGCTGGTGGAGCTGACAGAGGCAACAGGAGAAAAAACATGGGTTTTATAATGCACTTCCCACTCCATATTTTTGCTATATCTTTGAGCATCGTCCTCAAACCGCGTATAATATATGCGAGTGTTTCCATCCTCATAATAGCATCCATTATAATCCACTTGCCCCTCAGCTTTAATCCAGCCACTTTCTGTCTCATAATAAATGTATGACCATGCTGTGTAGTGCATGCTGTTAGCTTGCAAGCAGTCATACCATACGTCCACGGTTGTCCCACCCTTTTTAAAACAGTTTTTCGGTGGGATTATAAACATTTCTCTGCTTGTGTCCGTCAGTGTCCACGGCTCCACAGCGAAAGTGCTGTTTTTCAATGATTCCAAATACATAACCATTTCTATTGCTTCCTTGGCTTTATGCTGCGACACTTGCAAAGGCAAAACAGTTTGCATGCCCAGCCTAGATATTGAATGCTTCCTGGCAAAATGCTGCAGTACATATTCTTGCCTTAGTAAACTCCAGTGTTTTATTTGATCATCAATGTCCTTGCTGTCAGACTCATACAGAGTCAGCAGCTGTTCTTGCAGTGCATCTAAACGGGCTAGCAGGGTCTCCATCGCCCTCGTCTTCTTGATCACTGAAATCTAAATGCTGCCATAACCTTTGGAAAAGAAATTTCCAATTTAGTGCAGTTATTAGGTACATAGGAGCACCTTCCTCAGTCATTGGCATAATATTAGGAAAGTTGATTAAAACAACTCTGCTAGCTAAGTAGTGCCATTTTTCAGAGGCTGTCAAATCTATATTTGTAGTAATGATTAAGGGTGGGCATCTGATCTGTACCGGATGCCTATGCTTCACATCTATACAGAGTTCATTGCCGTCTAAGCCGTTTCTAAGGTACTTGTCAATATATTCCCAGCATGCATGGGTAGCATCATCAATCATGGCTACCTTAGCCTGGGTCAAAGGTGAAAGCCAAAATTGGCTCCTTGAATTGTGAAAGCTCAATATAGTCCCGCCCATAAATCTAATAAATGACAAGCAAAACATTGATTTTCCAGTGTTACATGGTCCATGAAAAACAATGCAGGTTTTCTTAGGCACTCTTTTAAAAAAGTTTTTCAGGGAGTTCCAAAACATTGGTATTTCTACGTTTTGATATCTTAAAAAGTCACAAATTGCTCTCCAATCCCCTTTATCACCAAATTGTTTACATCTGTGGTGAATCCACGCAGACATAGTCATTCTTCCCATTTCAGCATTTTTGTACAGTTTCACCATTTGCACACATTCCTTCACATATCTAGCCTGATTATTGCAGCACAACCATGCATTGGCATTAGAATTTTCATCTGCAAGCTTTGCATACTCGTATGCTACTGTAGGTTCATCAGTATGCCCATTGTCATAAGCCCACTGTACCATTTCAGCCATTTTAAAAGTCATAGCATCTGCTGTTTGGTGCCCTACGACTGTCTGACGCCTTATCCAATCAGGCGTTTCTCCATATGTAGTACTAATGGATGAAAATGACAGTCTAAACCAAAACAAAGCTGTTAACCCACTTCTCAGCCTCGGTGGGTCACACATAATTTGTACATCATCTACTTGCAAAATATTTTTCAGAAGCTTTGTAACTGTCTCTCTACTTTTGTTAACTTGAAAAGACATTAAAAACAATGATACAGAACCACGGTCTGCTAAATGCCTAGAAATATTATAGTACAAACAGCAAGGTTTTAAAACAGTTAAAGCTGCATCATAGTTTGCTTCCAAAGCATCAAATACACCAGCCACCCAATGACCGGCGCAAGTCTTATCACTCTTAAAGTTTCGAGTTATTTCAGTGAAACTAACGCCCACTATAGTTTTAAATCTGGCGCATTGTACTGCCCGCCGATTGCTACTTTTCAAAAGTTCAACAGCCAACTGGCTTGTAGTTCCCTCCCCCTGTCCCCGAAGCGGGCTTTCCAAAGTCTCTGAGGCGTCACTTAATGTCACCTGAGGTGTTCCCTCTTCATGTACAGTTTCAGCTTCATACTGCGTCTCTAGATCCAATCCACTGTCATTAGGACCCTGAAACAGCCTCCGTTTAGGCGCGTGCTTCTCAGGTGAAATGGTAATTGCTTTCAATCGTGGGCTTAAATCACAGTCTACTTTCTCTTTTGGACTTTGTAGATGCTTTCGTTTTAGCAGAGAAACAGTTGCCTCATGCTCCTCAGACTCTTGAAGATGAAACAGCTGCATTGAATTTCCCTGGCATACCTGCCCATTGTCAATAAGATCTGATATATCAGACTCAGTACTTAATTCCTCAAAACTTTCCTCCATATCACTACAGTCCGCCTCGCGCACCATAAACCATTCACCCGAGGTACCTTGTTCAGCCATGTTTAACGCCGGGGTCGTCCACACGCAGGACACACAAATTCAAGACTGCTCAGCAGGAGCTCCTGAAGACGTCTGACAGATTCGACTGTGCCCCTAATATATACTTTCAAGTGACGTTCGCAATGTCCACAACAGGCATAAACTACATAATCATCCAGCAACAGCCCCTCCTCTTCCTCGTTTTCTAATTGTTCCTGACACTGCAAGTCGACAGGATCAGGTAATTCTTCTAATACAATGTCAATCAAAGTCGGTGTGTGCCCATGCATACCGACAGTGCTGGCACAGCCCCTTCCAACGCCCCCTGACTTTGTGAAACAGTTCACCGTTCCACTGCTGCTCTAGTTTTTCAGTAAAAGTTAAATAAGCAAAGCAGCCATAACACCTTACTCCTAATTCTAATAAAGTACTTTCGCACTCATCACAAACCTCCTCTGCTTCAGCAGAGTATTCATAAAAGGTTAAGCACTCCAAATAGGCTGATTGGATACAACAGCCTACACAGCACCCATATGGCCACCCTTGTCTCCAAATTACACTTAAACTAGCATGCTCAAAATGCCAGCAATCATCTAAAGTCAGCAAATTATTACAGAAAATGCATGTTAAGTATAGGTCATGATATTCTAAATTAAAGAAATTGAGCAGCCCAGGAATAGTTTCTGGTAGCTGTGCCATTTGACAGTTAGGTTTACTCACCTGGTTTTTATAGTTTCTAAGACCAACATATTTTCCCATGCGCACCCTAATCGGTGCTTGCCAAGCTGTTTGACTGGCACGCAT